TCCATCTATCAGCACCAATATGCTGCTCTGGTGAAGGAGGTCCTCACGCTTGTCTGAAGAACAAGAGAACGCGGTTCGATTCCTTCCGGTGGTGCCATATACGGTCCTTAACTCAGTTGGACAGAGTGCCTGTCTTCGAAACAGGAAGTCGTGGGTTCGAATCCTGCAGGACCGGCCATATAAAAGCACACTTACAGATCCGCCCGATAGTAAGGGAGATAGCGACTAACGCTGAAGGACTGTTTAAAAGTGTGCTCCTATATGGTGTTCTTAGTGTAGTGGTCTGCACATCTCGTTGTGACCGAGAAGGTATGAGTTCGATCCTCATAGATCACCCCAAACAATGCGGGTATAACTCAGTTGGTAGAGTAACTGGCTTTTAACCAGTAAGTCCTCGGTTCGAGCCCGAGTGCCCGTACCATGGTAATGTAGCATAAAGGTAGTGCAGCACCTTCATACGGTGTAAGGTATAGGTTCAAATCCTATCATTACCTCCAAGGATATGTATAAGTAGTATTACTGCGGGCGTAACTCAGTTGGTAGAGTGCAACCTTGCCAAGGTTGATGTCGAGAGTTCGAGC